GCTATAAGCTTTTTACGGTAAAAAGTAACGATACGGGTAGCACCCTGTACGGTACTTAATACCTCGCCCGTATCTAACTCTTTAATTAAGTCCGCCTGTGTGGCCGTACCGCCTAGCTGGTCTAGTACGTATAAAATAGCCTGCGCCTGCGCGGGTAGCGGCTTATCTAACGCCGCTAAGTTAGCTTTTACGTCCTTAGTTAAGGACACCTTTAAATTACCGCGCCCGTTAGCGGTAGGGGCGGGGATACCGCACCGCGCGACAGACGCTTTATTAACGGTAGGGGTTACGGTAGCGTTAGTAGTAGGCTTAGAAATTTTAGTCATAGCTTAGTCCTTTCTGTGTTAGCTATTTAACTTATACCCTAATTATATAGCACTTTTTTACTATAGTAAAGTAAAAAATAACATAAAACGTAAATTAATTTACACGCCTAAAACACGCACACGACCGCGAGTCAGTCAATCAAAGAACGAAGACAGTCAATATCAATCGAGCGAATACTGACGCATGCGCACGGCAAACATATGATGATGAAGAGGGGAGAGATGATGAGAGAGGGCGACCGAAGCCGCCCCCAAAAGTTATTTAATTAGCCAGACAGTGGTGCCACATTTGCAGTAGGAATAATTTCCCAATAGTCAGACACGTCTTGGGGAGACATAAGACCCATGGTAGAACCGAACGTAGACCCTTCGGCATACGACTCAGCAGTTGGACACAACGGCAACTGATCATCGACAGCCAAATCAGGGTCATACATAACACGCTCAAAAGAACCATCGTGATACCAAGCAGCACTTACAGAGGTCTTAGCAAAGACCCCACCTTTAGTTTTAGAGAGAAACTCTAAGACTTCAACCGCAAAGCTAAAAGTCTTTGCATAAGTTTCTAGTGCTTCTGCCTTCTGTTGTTCGGGGGTCTTTGGTTTTGGCATATTCATAACTATCTTCCTTTCTATAATTAGTTACTATTATAGTATAGTATACAACGCTTACGAAAGCTACAGCAAAATAGTCAGAGTTGTCAGCCCGAGTCAATCAAACAAAGAGTCAATCAATCAAAAGACCTTGGTCAAAAATCTTTGATTTTTGATTGCGCTGCGGTTGTTGTTTTTCAAATGATGATGAAGGGTAGTACATAGTCAGTCAGTCAGGCAAACGACGGGGATGAAGAAAGGGCGGTCAAATGATGACCGCCCTCGCTGACTTATGCGTATGCGATGTAACCTTCTTCCAACAAATCCTTGCGGTAGAATGTATAAATGCGCTTTGGTGTCTGAACAGTCTTGAGACCATTTTCAAGCATGGCACCAATCAGCTCAGCCTGAGTGACGGGCTTCTTATCAGCACCGAGAGCCTTGAGCGTATTCAAGACAACAACGGCCTGATTAGGCAAACGGCGATTTTCTTTAGACAAAGCAACAAGCTTGATCTTACGACCGTCAAAACCTTTAGGAGCTGGAGCAGGGATGCCAGAGTTACCAGCGGGGTCAACAACTTTCAAAGTAGCAGAAGCTGTCTTAACAGTGGCTTTTTTTGAAGTAGCCTTCTTCTTAGAAACTGCAGTCATAATAATGTCCTTTCTTGACTGTGAGCAGCTGGCTAGGCGACCGCCTTAACCATGATTATAATATAGTATAGTAAGAGGAAGAAGTAAAGTACAAAATAAACAAAATTATGAATGGTTGGAACTGCAGTCAATCAATCAGTCAGTCGGTCAGTCAAACAAACATCATGCAAAAACTGAGGCCAATCAATCGGCGCATGGTATGAGAATGCAGTAGATGATGAAACCCCATGGTCCAATAACCTCAGAGCATCACTTCCACGATGAAGCGTCAAAACATTGTGTTTTGAATGGGCGACTAGTATCCATGACCTACCCCCAACTGATGCGCGACGCATGTGCCATGAACATTGAAACGGAGTCAGTGAAACAGTATCAGTAGATGTACATTTAAGTTCAAGCCAAAACTCTGTACCATGATAACAGGCATTGACATCAGGAACTCCCTGCTGTAATGCTCCCGTCTCGATCCTCTGCCAATGAACCTTGGTCAAGTTGGTCTTCAATGCTTGATAAAGTTTCTTCTCCGTTTGATACATGGTTCACTACTTTCATATTGCCACCGTCCAACAAATCCTGTAACTTTGATCTTAGCTCTTCATCAGACATCGTTTCGACTTTGTTGACGGTCACTTCCTTCTTCTCAATATACAACCCTGCCGCTTTACCTCTCGAGATCTCTGCACTAATAGCCGAGGATATTTGCCCTGAATCAACAGCTTCATCACGCAGACGGGAAAGTTCAGTAAGATGCGACTCCATAGAAACATTCTGTCGCTCGATCTCTTTTTTCAACAGGTCGATGATATGATTAGCGATGAGAGGATTTCTGCGAAGTAGAGCAGAGCCTTGCGCTTTCGCACCAAATTTGTGTTTTGTGAAACCAGATTTGCGAGCGGCCTCAGCCCCAGACATACCCTGTACATACAGCGAACAGAACTTTTTATGACGTGGCGAGAGAGGACGGTGTTTCTTACCATCAGGAGTCACCCAGTAGTTACCGCACTCTGATGGTGCGACGGGCGTATACTCAAGGGATTCCAATGTAGTTACTTCAGTAGCCAACAAGCTGTCTCCATGTACTTAACAAAGTAAACATACCAGCAAATCTTACCCACCGCAACAATGTATATTTCCAGTAAACAATGTATTTAGTGAAGCAAAAGTGACCCACGACGGCTTATCGTTATCTTGTTATCATAACCTGTAAACACGATATCATATCAACAAACCAAGGTTAAAGAACCACTTACAAAGATATTATGATATTATGACATTATGATGGAGGTTTACGTGAGTGAGTCACTCAAACCTGTAGGAATAGCATTGGGGGCAAAAGCCCCCAACACGTCAACTACTTTTGTTGGAATACAGAGTCACCGATCCACGACCACTCGCTATCGTCGTAGTGATACCAAGACATAGTCGTCAAGTTAAGAGCGAGGTGAACATCAGGTAGGTTTTCACATAAGCCTGTAATCAACTTGATCTGTGGAACGATGTCCTCAAGGCTCTTGAAGACACCGCTCTGATATGTGCGAAGCTGATCTTTTTCAGTATAATAAGCCCACATTATGCCACCTCATAATCGATGCTTAAAGATGAGAACAGAGTAATAGGCAGTTTAACCTTTACCCACTCACCGTCAGTTACATAAAGATCATCGTTAGTTACAGAAACTTCACCATCAGAAAAACGCCATAGCTCAAATTTCTTAGCATCAAGGGCATAATAATTATAATCAACCTCACCATCGCAAAGCTCTTGATGATCAGAAATTGTTGAAGCGATAGCTTCCTTACAAGGAAACACTCCACCACGGAGATCTAGTGACTCATAATCATCTCGTGAAGATTGTGTGTAAAATAAAAACATGACCTAATCCTTTCTTTGCTGGTCGGTGACGGAACGCTACCCGCCTACCCTTATAATATAGTATACAACGTAAGAGAATACTATCTCAAAATACTCTATTTTACGAATCAGTCTAACAAGAGAACTACCCGCCAACAGCCCCCTGATAGACAGTAGGATCAGGGGGCTGAGGCAGAAAGGAGAGCAGTTTTAGATGTTACTCAGCATCAGAAGTGTCGAGAGACAGGGTCTAGCCAACCAATCTGGCCCAACGCACTGTCTCTCTATCGCTAGTCTTATCCTTCTTCAGGCTAGTGGTCTAGCGAATTATGCAGCCTCGGCATACTCAATAGCTTTTGAAAGAGCCTTGGCTTTACGGTTAGCCCCAGCACCGAACCATGCGCTATGAAGGGCGTTACCCTCAGCCGCACCACGACGCTGGTGGTCTTCTACGAAGGTCACACCATTAAGCGCACCCCACCAAGTACCCTTGGCTGATTTAAGTGTCGCTCCTGGAGAAAGGTCGACCGCACCCATAACCATCTCAGCGGTACGAGAGAACTTTTCCTGAAGGACGAAGTCCTCATCAGCTGAAGCCTTTGCTTTATCAATTAGAAGCTGGGGCTGGTACAACTCGGCGATATAATTCATAACGGTCTCGCCAGAGAACTGCTTTGATGAAAGGAACTCGGCTTGCTCTTGGAACTCCTTACGGCGAACCTCAGACAGACCCAATGCCTCCTCTGCCGCACGACGAACGTCCATATCGAACTCACGGATATGAGGCATACGGAACGCTGCACCGCCATCGGCAAGAGCCATGGTTAGAGTATTATTACACACGACCCTGATAGGCGTGAACTTTATGACCATAGCCTTACCTGCAACATGTGGCTGATTAATAAGCAAGTAACCTTTGACCTCGTCACCACCTGCAAGTTTGAAGTCTGACGATATCTTAGCCAAGCCCCAAATCTCTGAGCCGTTACGAAGCGATCCAGCTGTCTCCATCTTCATGTGTCCAGCCTCAGTAAACTTCTTAAAGAAGTCGAAGATCTGCTCGTTTTGGATAGGAACGTAATCGTCACCGCAATGTGATAAGATGAGGTTATCGCTATCACGAGTTAGGAAATGATGACCGTCGACGTTCATTACGGCGACACTCTCGTGCCACTCGGCCTCGGTCAGTGTATAAGCAGGACGCTTAGAAACAGTCCAGTCGAGCGATGCGGCTTGCATCATCTCAACAGGTGTCAAATTATCTTGAACCTCGACACCTAAACCGTGCCACGGAACGTCGCCAGCCCAAGCCATAGTCTCAATATTATGTGCCATATCTTTCTCCTTTTCTAAGTAATGACAACTATTTACTTCTTACTTTTATAATATAGTATACAATATAAATGATTACTATAACAAAATACTGAGGCGATATCTCCATCTATTACTCTAACCCATACATAAGATTATTAAGATCAGCTGGCTTTGAACGATCTAAGATTAAACGATCGTCACGGAAGTCATAATAGCCATGAATAATAGGCATCTTGCCTCGACGTGCTTTTAAAACAACGATCTCTTTTATCTCGGACTCATCGTGATGGTCGAACATCTTACGATCGAAACAACGACGTAAGTATCGTCCAATATCACCGATGCGAGGATAGATAGGGGTCAACCACTGACCGTGTTTACCATGCATATAAATTTGTGCTGAATATCTCATTTGCTGTCCTTTCTGTGCAAATATATTTCTTACTTTATTATTATAGTAAACAATAAAGATGAATACTATACCAAAATACTGATGGGAATAAACCGTGCTTGGGTTTCGATCTCTATATTCCAAAAATAATTTGCGTAAATAGCTAGACCGAGCAACGTAAGAATAAAACCAAGCAATACCAAACCTAACGCTGTTGATAGTTTGATACGTCTAGGACGTGGGGAGATACTATCAAGATGAAGACGGATTAAACGACTGCGCATTGTCTTTTCTCCTATCAGTTAGTTTATCGACAACTTCTTCAAGGTTATCTAATAGTTTATCAACAACCTCTTCTTTAATAGTGTGAAAACTATCATCATTAGTCTGCCCGTTAATAAAAAACTCAATATGTTTTAATCGGGTAGGAAGCACGACAAACTGGTTACAATTATCACAACATCTACCATCCTTTACAGGCAACGCATTATGGCCTTGAGTCCAATACGGTTTACCCGTCGAAGGATGGATGTGCGTCTCGATCTTCCCGTGACATATACAACACTCCATTTTCGATAGCCTCCCTTTTCTTGAGGTTACAATAAATCGCCTTACTAAAGATATAAGGAAGAAGGTCACTACGTTTGAACATCTCTGTAACAAAACTATCAATCTCCTCATATGTCATAGAATGAACAGCTTTAGCAAGATCAGCTGGACAGGTACTCATACTACACTCCAATTAATTGGTTCTGGGTCGGTCTCTTCACCACCCCAATCTTTTTGGCCTTCTTCCTCA